TCATATATACAGATTCCGGTTGGACTGATTCATTATCAATCCAACGCAGCTCCTCGTCTCTGATATCTTCTGTTTTAATAGCGTAAACGCCAGCTGATTCATGTCCAGATTGGGAGAACTCTTTATAATGCTGCTCAGCACTAACTTTTGTAGAACGAGCAGTAGATAGCTGACCTTCATCTCTAGCTGTAGGCATAAATGCAGAAGAGGAAACAATACCTTCAGATATCAGCGCGGGATGAACATTCCGATAACACTCATCGACTGAATCAGTAATCTCAATTTCACCATCTAGTAAAACAGGCCATTTGTTCTCCCCATCAGTCATTAGAGACACCTCCGATCAGCCAGTTCAAAACATCTTCTGGATCGGAATGGTCAGTAAAGTTCTTTTCATCTTCTTCTCTGGAATCGCTAAAATCATAAGCGACAATTGAACCATCGCTATTAAAATCGACTTCATAATCCAGATTCTTCCACTCAATCTGAATACCACCTTCAATTTGAGGGAAAATCACTAAATCAACTAAGCTGGTCAACTCATCTGCACGAGTAAGAACAGCCCTCAAGAACGTTTGCACATATTTGAAGACAGACGCTGTTATGGGAGCACCACGGAGAACGCCATTTGATGAATCGAACCATCCTTTTTCTAGATGTGATAGCTCCTCCATTCGATTTGCGAATTTAGGAGGAAGGCTCTCCTCTATCCCATACGTGTGTTCTATTGATTCTATGTTACCTTCGTCATCTACTTTACAAACAACGGACAGAGAGCACATTTTTGCGCGAGATCTTCTGTCCAAAAATGGGCGAAAAACATCCCATTGGTCTAGAGCAACTGCCGAAGAGATCTCTCTCTTCGAGTCATATATCAAAAACTTATATCTGAATCTATCGACACCAGCAACCATGCCAATTAACTGACCATCAATCGACATTTCCAGCAGCTCTGGCTCGTCGGATTTCGAAACGATTTCTCTCCACTCAAAATCGACATCGACACGTCCTGTATCATCAGGTTCCGCCAAAGTGATCTTTTCGTTCTCTTCGAGCGACTTCCCCAAACGATACAGACGTCGAACCGCTTCAGGCGGAAAATCACCTATAGCCGTGGGATCCTTCTCTGCTTTTATCCGATAAACCGTCTCCTTGATCAGTTTTCGCGCTTCTTCGACAACATCCGGGTCTAATTTGTCACCCCAGAAATCTAGCTGAACCGGCGCACTGTTTTGAACGCGAGTCATCTCCACTACCACGCAGCCGTGTTTCAGGCCAGCAATACGCAGATCAATCTGCCGCTCAAACCCACCAGGAAGATTCTTTCTCCTAGGGTGATCTCGCTTGTAGAGACGCTTTGCAACATCAACAACCAAGTCTCTGTAGTTTTTCAGCTCATCCAGTACGGCAAGCGGGAGCCCTTCCGCCTCGTCAAACCGCCCTCCTGACATGGAGTAACGGCCAAAAGCCACAGCTGTCCTACTCATACGCTAAGGCTAACCAACCTTTCCTGGCTTTACCCGATTTTCAGCGAAATGTGGACAAACCGTGTCCTACGCTCGATGAATCGAGCGTAGGACACGCCTCAGACATCAAGGCAGGTGGATCTGTCCAGCAAAAATGTCAAACTGTAAACAGACATAATGTCAGAGTGATCCAAGATGCAAGGAGGGCGTCATGACTAGTCTGGTAGAGGAAGCAAGCATCCAGTTCTTCAACGAGACAAGGGGCCTGTTTGACATGGTTCCTCTGTTTGGCATTACAGCTGAAGAACTCCTCCTTCAACTTGGAACGCCTGACACAGCACTCTCCAACGCAAGAAACACCCCAGAGTGGAAGAAGGTGTGCGCACTTTTCATCAAGAAAGGCGAACAAGAACCTTCTTGGTGGCAAACTCCTTTGGGCAACTATGCCGCTCAGAACCTGCCGATTGAGGATCGGACGATCTCGAAGGCGGAAGCCGCGAAGATCCTCGGAGTTAAGAGTGGGACTGTCGCGACGCTGGTCAGTCGGGGTACTCTTCGCTCTGAAGGCGGCAATCCTTTCCTCTCCGATGTGCTAGAGCGCATGCTGAAGCCCAAGAAAGCAGGACGTCCCCGCAAGAAAGCTGCTGATAGCGAAGCCAAAACACCAAGCGGCACCGACATCACAGCCAACAGGGTGAAGCCCATTCTGAAGTGGGCCGGCGGCAAGTCTCAGATGCTCGACGTGCTTCTCCCGAAAGTGCCTGAGCATTACGGCAAGTACATCGAACCGTTCTTCGGCGGTGGCGCGTTGTTCTTCGCGCTCCAGCCCAAGGACGCCGTGATCGCCGACAGCAACCCCGAACTGGTGAACCTGTACACACAGGTCAGGGACGACGTGGAGGGCGTGATCTCCGTTCTCTCCGGCTACCGGAATGAGAAGGAACAGTTCCTAAGCGTCCGCGCATTGGATTGGTCGTCCCTTCCCCCGGTCGAGGCCGCAGCTCGTACTCTGTATCTGAACAAGACGTGCTTCAACGGCCTGTACCGCGTCAACCGCAAGGGACAGTTCAACACGCCCTTCGCCAACTACAAGAACCCTACGATCTGCGACATCGAGGCGCTGCGCAAGGCCTCACGCGCACTCGCCAGTGCGACGATCGTGTGCGGTGACTATACCGACGTGCTTGCTAAGTATGCCGAGTCCGGTGATTTCGTGTTTCTTGACCCGCCGTACATCCCGGTGTCCGAGTACTCGGATTTCAAGCGATACACGAAGGAACAGTTCGAGATCTCCGACCACTCCCGACTGGCGATCGAGTTCTCCCGACTGCACGCGTTGGGCTGCCATGTGCTGTTGACCAACTCGAACCATCCGTTGGTACACGAGCTATACGGCCAGTACGAGATTCAGGTCATCCCGACGAAACGTTCCGTAGCCTGCCGCGCAAGCAGCCGCACCGGAGAGGACACGCTGGTCATCGCCGAGCCCGAGCCCAAGCTGCTGCCGGCGGCTCCCGCCAATCCACTTGAACTGTCCAAGCAGGTTGACCTGTATCCCTCGACGCGGTTCATGGGCTCCAAGCAGAAACTGCTGACGGAATTGTGGGATGTGGTGTCCCGGTTCGAGTTCAACTCCGTCGTCGATCTGTTCTCCGGGTCGGGCATCGTCAGCTACATGTTCAAGGCGCAGGGCAAGCAGATCATCAGCAACGACTACATGGCCATGAGCGCGACCTTCACCAAGGCGATGGTCGAAAACCAGACCACGACGCTACCTCTCGATGAGGCACGACGACTGCTTGAAGACTGCCCGACGGATAATTTCGTGGCGACCACGTTCAAGGACTTGTACTACACGGACGAGGAAAACCACCTGATCGACGTGCTGCGCACCCGTATCAAAGCCATCGAAGACCCCTACCGGAAGGCCATCGCGATGACCGCCCTGATTCGGGCCTGCACGAAGAAACGACCGCGAGGCATCTTCACCTATACCGGCCACCGGTACGACGACGGACGCAAGGATCTCAAGAAATCCCTGTCCGAGCAGTTCCTGGACGCCGTGGAAGCGGTCAACAACGCCGTCTTCGACAACCGGCAGCAGAACATGTCCATTCGCGGCGACGCACTCCAGCTCACCGTCGATCATCCTGATCTCGTGTACATGGATCCGCCCTACTACTCACCGCTATCGGACAACGAGTATGTGCGCCGGTATCATTTCGTCGAAGGGCTGGCCTGCGATTGGCAAGGTGTTCAGATGCAGGAGCACACCAAGACCAAGAAGTTCAAGTCGTACCCGACCCCCTTCTCATCGCGAACCGGTGCCGCCGCAGCATTCGACCAACTGATCGAACGGTTCAAGGACAGCATCCTGATCATCTCCTACTCGTCCAACAGCCAGCCCACGAAGGAGGAGATGCTGGACATTCTCGGCCGTCACAAGCGGAACGTCGAGGTCGTCCCCGTTGACTACCGGTATTCGATCGGCACCCAGCACAAGGGAGACGGGAACCGAAACAAGGTGGAGGAATACTTCTTCCTCGGCTGGTGACGGACAGGCGAGGAGAGGCACCAATGCGACGACAGCCTCTCCTCGCCTGTAAACTGGGGACATGGGCAAGCAAATATCGATTTGGAACATCGGCAACACTGGATTGCGCAATCCGCTGCGCATCTGGGAAGGACTTCAACTGTTCGCCGAATCCCCGTTCAACGGCAACCTGCGAGGCGACAACGAAGACCGCTTCCAGACACTGCTCAACAACGCAGGCCTCGTCCACTCGACAGGCAAGGCCGAGGACACCAGCAGCTACGCCAGAAAATGGCGGCTCATGTTCGGCCGATTCGGATTCATCTACCCACAGGTCAAGAAGAAAGAAGGCAAACAGGAAGATCTCGGCCCGATGGATCAGGTGACGCCCTTCGGACAGGCCTTCCTGAACGCCAAAACCTATCCGGCCCAGCAGGAATGCTTCCTCCGTTCGCTCAGTCTTGAACAGTTCGAGGTTCCAGGCAATCTCGGGTTCTTCTCGCCATTACGCTGGATACTGGCGGTGATGCTCGAACTGGAAAAGCGCACCGGCACCAGTGAAATCAGCCGCATCGAGTTCTCCCTATGGGGACATACCACCGACCCCAGCTACGACATCAACGAAGTCGTCGAACACATCATTGATCTGCGGAATCGACGCAGGCAGGCACCCGCCAAGAGACGATTCGATGCCGAGGAGATCAAGAAACGCGGCGAGGACTACGACAAGAAGAACGACAACTTCACCGACTACAGCGACATGAACATGCGCTACCTGCGTATCAGCGGAGTCGTCCAGCGTAAGGGCCGAGGTCTGATCATCGTCCCCGCCAAACATCTTCTGGCCGAAAAGCTCGCCAAGACCACAGCGAGCCGCCGCCCCATCATGGACGTATACAGGGAACTGTGCAACGGCGCGGCCCTCCCGATGGACGACCTTGAAACCGCCAAGGCCCTGTTGTCTAACATGGAAGCGCAGCTGAAAGAGAATCATATCCTTTACGATCTGAGTGGCCGTTCCCTGAACACCGTCGCAGAGATCAACGTCGCACGACGCGAACTGGAGGAACTGTGGCAGAAGACCGACGAGATCAAGTACGCGGCACAGCAGCCCGAACAGTGGCGTGAGATCTCCGACTACATGACACTACTCATCAAGGGCGGCGGCAAAAAGGTCGACGATGCGGATGAGGACAACGGCATCGAAGTCCCCAAGGACGAGACTCCGGTCTATCTCGAATGGACGCTCTGGCGCGCAGCGCTCGCGATCGGCCATCTGACCAATCATCCCAGCGATGTGCGAGGATTCCGACTCGACTCCGACTTCCTTCCGGTATCCACCGCAGGCGGCGGACAAGGCGACCTGTACTGGGAATACGGTGACTTCACCATCCTTACCGAAGTCACCATGTCCACCTCATCAAGACAAGAGGCGATGGAAGGCGAGCCCGTCCGCCGACACGTATCCGATGCGGTACTGGAATACGGCAAGAACGACATCCCCGTATACGGCTTGTTCGTCGCAGTCAGAATCGACACGAATACAGCCGAGACATTCCGACACGGTGTGTGGTATGCCAAGGGCGATGTAAAGCAGCGTTTGAATATCCTGCCGCTGCCTCTTGAACAGTTCCAAACCTACTTCGTTTCACTGTTCCAGTCACAGGAAGCCGCCAAGCATAAGAAACTGAAGGAACTGATCGAAACCTGCGAAGCCAAGCGAGACGCTCTTGAAGCACCTGAGTGGAAGGAATACATCAAGCAGACAGTATCAGCAAACGCATGATACAAGATGACGGGGTACTAGATCAGATGATCCGGCACCCCGTTACTGCTATTCCTTTGTAGCGAAGTTATCCTTGCTCAGCTTGCCGCTGAACGCCTGGTTCACGAGCGTGTAGACGGCTTGGGCGACGCCGATGACGCCAGTGAGGACGATGCCCCAGCCGTAGCCGTGGAAGCCGTTGGTGGCGGCGATGGCGATGACGCCGAGCAGGACGCTGACGCCGAGGCTGGTCAGGCCCACGTAGTCGGCGGGGATGTACTTCTTGAATGCCTGCACGAGTGCGGGCGCGACGAGGGCGACGATGCCGGCCGCGAGGGTGGTCGCTGCGGAAATATCCATGCTTGTTCTCCTTGAGTTTTTCGGGTAAGGATGACGCGGCCTCCGGCATGGTGCCGAAGACCGCAGCCGGAAGACGGCTCAGTAGCGCAGCTGCTGTCCGGGATAGATGAGGTTTGGATTCTTCAGGTTGTTGAGCTGGGCGACGCGCTGCCAGCCGGATGCGCCGAAGATGCCGCTCAGCGTCTCGCCGCGCTTGACGACGTGGATCCGCATGCCCGTGCCGGCGCTCGCGGATGGTGTGCCGCCTCCTCGGTAGGTGACGGTCTGGCCGGGCCAGATCCTGTTGATGTTCCCACTGGGCACGCTCCATGCGGTCACGGGCCATAGTCCGGTGCGTGCGGCGATGCCGCTGATCGTGTCGCCGGAACGCACGACCACGCTGATCCCGTTGCCGGTGTTCGGCCGGGACGGCTGTGGCGCGGGATTCGGCTTCGGCGCGGGTGTCGGCGCGGGCGCTGCCGTGTGGCCGTTGGGATTGGCGTACTTGTTCCACTGTGTGGCAGTGCCGCGGAAGTAGTTGAGGTCCAATGGTCCGGCGTATCCATTGATGCGCCCGTTGGACGTGTACTGTCGCATGGCCTCGCCGTAGCGCCCGTAGTTCCATGGACGCGTCTGGTAGCCGGTGGCGTTGTTGTTGGCGTACTGGGCGACCCACAGGCCGCAATGGGCGCGCACATCACTCGGGATCTGCCACAGGTGGGCGGCGCTCGTGTAGACGAGCGGCCATACCCCGGTGCGCACGTGCACCCTGTTGACGAACACGCGGATCCAGTTGGAGTCGCCCCACGCGCTGTTCTGGTGGCTTTCCCAGTCGAGCACAAGCACCGCGGACCCCAAGTACGGGCGGACGGTGTTCACGAAATAGTCGGCCTCGGCCGTGGCGTTGCCGCCGCCGGCGTAGTGGTAGAAGCCGAGGCTCTTGCCCCGCTGCCGCACGCACTGCGCCTGACTGGTCATGTACCCGTTGGTGAAACCGGTGCCCTGCGTGGCCTTGACGACCGCGAAATCATAGTCGGCGGTGCACGTGACGGTCGGAGACTGCCAGCCGGACACGTCGATGCCGCGCATGTCGGCCATCGCACTGGGCGTGACCGTGAGCATGGCGAGCAGCAGCGCGAGCGTAGCGAATAGTCGGTGTGTGATCCTGGACATGCCTTTGTCCCTCTCTTTATGGGGAAAGCCCCACTGCGATCTGGCGTCGCATGGGGCTTTCCGGTTGTGGCTGTTCGGTCTGTTCTGTTGTTCTTCAGTTATGCGGGTGACGATGCGACGGATAGTTCCAGTCGTCGGTGTCGAGCCGGTTCCGGTAGTCGTCCTCCAGCTGTTGGACGCGCACGTGGCCGGGCCCGTTGCCGCCGCGATCCGTGTACGCCTTGCCGGCGTCCAACTGGTGCTCGTGCTGCATGCGGCTCGTGGTGGGAAGGAACAGGGATTGCCGGTAGATCTCCAGTTCGAGGCGGCGGATGGTCGGAGAGTCGGCGATGGCCTGTTCGAGGTTCCTGCGCTGGTCGATGCGGCGCAGCAGCCACGAGACCAACGAGGTGACGGCACCGCTGCCGATCACCGCGCAGAGAATCATCACGGCATTCGGCATTACGAGGGCACCTGCCTGACTATGTACAGGACGCCGCCTGCGTAATCGTTATCGTTGGTGAGAGTTACGGTATCCGTGGATGTGACCTTGTATGTCTGGATTCTGCTGGCCGCGCCACGTGCCTGCTGGGTCGCCACCACCTTGTACTGGAAGCGGGGATTATCGAGCCTGCTGAATGTGAAGGCGAACGAGTCGCTGCCGGAATAGGTGGGCATAGGCGCATTGGTGTACACGCTGAATGTTTTGCCTGGCTCGAATACGCACGGGACTCTACCGGTAAGAGCGCCGATCGGGGTGGTGTTGCCTCCGACCGCGAAGATTCCCAGTACGGCATCGATCTTGTCGAGGCTTGCGAACGGGACGGATGCCACAAACGAATAGATGTGGTATTCCGTGCTTGAAATCTTGACCGCGCATCGATAGTCGAAATCGGGAACCGGGTTTCCGTATTTCTCCGTCAGTTTTATCCCGTCGTTGCCCCCTGTCTTCAGCGAGATGCCCGTCGAATCGGCCTGCAGCCCCTTGCCGGCCTTGACTCCGACTCCGTAGGAGTCCACCGTGATCGGGCCATAGGTTGACGGTTTGACGGATAGGTACCCGCTGCTGTCCATTTGGAGTCCATTGCGGATTTGTACGGCGTCTCCGGGGTCGCCCTTGTCGCCTTTCTCGCCTTGTTTGCCGCGTGGCAGTCCGAGGGCGATGGTGATGTCGCCGTTCGTGTCCGTGCCGGTTGTGACGGTGGGTGTGGCGGTGTCCAATGCGGTGGCGGTGACGCTGCTGATCTTGCTGCCGCGCGGGATGCCGAGGTTGAGTTTGCGTTTCAGCCCGGTGCCGGTCAACGCGCCGGTGGCCTTTTTCGTTGGGGTGAGCGTGGTGACGGTGCCGATGTCGATGCTGGCGGTGTCGATCAGTTCCTGCGCCTTGCCGATCGTCTCGTGCAGGTCCTTGAGCGGGTCGGCGATCTCGGGGGCCTTGGGGTTGATGCGGGAGGGTTCGATGATGACGGGGATGTTGCGGCTGGCGATCACGTGCCAGTCGGCGTCCTCGATCTCGATGCCCACGACCATGCGGTCGGACGCCTGCTGCAACAGCGCCGTGGGCACGGGCGTGGTGAAGCTGACCTGATGGACGCCGGTGGCGTTGTCGGTGTTGTTCTTCTTGCTCATGTCCGCGTATCCGCCGCCGCTGGACGGATCCGTGGGGTCTCGGTTCCATGTGAGCCTCGCGGACAGGCCGTTGAGGTCATCCACATCGGTGCCGCCGTTGGTGATGTTGAATTTGAGGATCCGCCCGTCCCGGTCACCGGCGTTGAGGCGGATGGGTGGCGTGTAGTCGTTGGCGAGGTCGAAGGTCGTCTCGATCGTCCGGTACTTCTCTATCTCGTAGGCCATGCATGGTTCCTTACTCGCTGGGTTCCTGTTTGACGAACGTGCCGTCGGTGAACGTCCACGTGCCCGACGCGTCCGTGAGAGTGATGGCGTCGCCGAGGGTGATGGCGGTGTCCCCGTGGTGGAACGTGACGCCGGACGTGGATTGGCGGATGGCCTGCGCGTGCGCGTCCGCGATGGTCGCGGCCTTGTCCCAGTCGATTTGGTTGGCGGCGACGGTTTCCGTGGTCGCATCCCATTGGGGTTGCCGGGCGGTCAGTGTCGCCGTGGTCGCGTCCCACGTGCCGGACTTCCTGTTGAGGGTGTCGGTGGTCTGGTTCCAGACGGTGGCCTTCGCATCGAGCGTGTCTGCCGTGGTGTTCCAGCGGTTGCCGTTGTCCACGACGGTCTGGGCGACCTGATCCCATTTGGATGCGTTCTGGGTGATCTGTTGGCTGCTGGTGTTCCATGCGCCCGCGTTCGCCACCACCCGGTCGAGGCGTTGTTCGGCGTTGCGGTTGGATGCGGTGAACCGTTCGATGATGTTGCCGATTGTGATGACCGTGAGCGCGGGGTCGAGCAGGTCCTCCTCCAGTTGGAGCACGCGGCCTGATAGGCGTAGGTCAGGTGTGAAGGTGGTGTCCACGAGCAGCACGCGGTCGCCGAGGGCGACGCCGGTGGTGTTCATGCCGGCGTGGGTGAAGGTGAGCACGTCGGCCTCGTAGCTGACCTTGGGCGTGCTGCGCCGTTTCAGTTCCGCTCGGGTTTCGTCGAGGAGCTGCTGCTTGTCCTCGCAGTCGCCGTTCTCGTAGATGCCTTCGGCCGGGTGGATGTCCGTGGTGGTGACCTCGCTGATGGTCACGTCGTCCACGTAGATAATGGCGGTGGGGTTCTCAATCCAGACGCGGATGGCGCTGCATTTGGCGTGGGTGGTGAACCGACGTGTGGTCTTCGTCCATTGGCCGGTGTTGGTCAGCGGGTCGAGGGTGATGGTGGAGGTCGGGTATATGTTCACGTTCTGCGACACCTTGAGCGTGAGCGTGGATCCGGCGGGCCCGTGTGTCCAGAGGGTGAGCTGGTATTCCTGGCCGCCTTTGACGTCGGTGTGGTCGCAGATCGCGGCCGTGGCGCATGTGTCGGTGTCGGTGCCCATTCTGAGCATGACCTTGCCTTCGCACGGGGTCACGTCGCCGTCCTGTTTGACGAGCGCGTCGAGGAACGCGCCGGTCGGGTTGAACAGCCATCCGTCGCCGTATTTCCTCTCGAACCCGCCGCCCACGACGAGGTTCTTGCCCATGGTGCTCACGCTCGGGCCGGGCAGCCCCCACACGGCTGTTGCGGCCGGGTCTTCGACGTAGGGCTTGCCGTTGTTGATGTCGGAGAAGTCGATGCGTCGCCCGTAGCCGCCGGTCTGGTTGCCGTCCTCGTCGGTGGCGGGCAGTCCCTTGCCGTACCCGTAGAGGCGGGTCTTGACGCCGGTGGCGTCCACGGTTCGCGTGATGCCCTTGAGGTCGTGCCCGTACTCGAACCTGCGTGGTGTCGCGCTGGTCTGGTCGCCCTGGGTTTTGACGAGGCTCAATGCACGGTCGGTGACACGGGTGTGGGCGGCGTCCATGAGGTAGCCGGCGGTGATCTCCAAGCCGAACGTCTCCGCTATGGATTCCACGGCTTCGAGCACGCTCATGTGGTAGAAGCTCAGGTCGGCGGTGCCGTCGCCTTCCACGGTGCCGACCGTCCACCGTGTGCCCTCCAATGCCTTGGCGAGGCATTGCGCGGCCGTGGCTCCGCGGTTGCGTTTGTCTTCGATGAACGTGTCGTCGAGTTCCTGGACGCTGCCCTTGCATACGAGGCTGGTGATGATCCGCGTCTCCTCGCGCCGGTGCTCGGGCGAGACGACGATGGCTTCCTGCAGTCGGCCGCGTGGGTCGGTGAACACGAGCCGGTCGCCCTTGCCGATGCCGCTTTCGCCGGTGGCGGTGACCTCCAAGGTGCGGGTGCCGTCCACGCCGCTGGTCCATGTGGCGGACGTGATGCCGGTCAGGTCGGTTTTCGGCTGGTCCCACCGGTCGAAGCATGCGAAGCGCATGGATTGTCTCCGTTCGTTAGATGAGCCATCGTGGCGTGTAGGTGACGTACTGCGTGTACTTTTTCACGTTCGTTTTCGGGCCCACGGTGCCGGTGAATGTGGCGTGGCCGGGCGGGACGGTGGGATAGTCGTCGTCGATCGCGATCGCCCGCGCCTCGCCCCGCCATGTGACGTGGCGTTGCCCGCAGTCGATGACGAGGGGATGCGGGTCGTCCCAGAGTCCCGCGCCGGTGAGCGTGTTCGCCACGTGCACCGTCTGACTGTTGGCGGTGAAGGTGTGGGTGGTGGCGACGGGTGTCACGTCGTCCACCTTTTCGTCGATCAGCTGGTGGAACACGGGTGGCGTGGGCCGGTTGCCGAGGATCCGTGCATGCGTCGGTTTGCCGTCGAGTTGCATGTCGATGCGCTGTTCGGGCCCGTACGCGTAGGGTTCCGCGTCCAAGGTCAGCGTGCATACGCTCCATTGGAGGGTTCCAGCGGCGTCGTGCCGGTCGGTCCATGCGCCGACCGCGAGTCGTCCCCGGTATTCGCCGAGGCAGGTCAGCCCGCCGATGCGGACGTGTCGGCCGTTGTGGCCGCCGATCAGGGTCTTGGCTTCCTCGATCTCCAAGGGGTCGCCGGCCGCGGCGACTTGTATGGTGATCTCGCGGCGTTCCATGGCCGGGTACCCGTGCGGGTCGGTCAGGGTCGTGTCCCAGCCGCCGGAACGGCCGGGCGCCGATTGGAAGGCCGTTACGGGCGTGGATTCCCCGATGGTGATGCCGTCTGCGATGGCGAACACGGCATGGTCGCTGAGGTGTTTGCCGTCGATGGTCAGCCGGCTCTTGTCGAGTGTGAGGCCGCGGATCCGGTTGGTGTTCACTAGTAGCCCCTTGCCCTTCGGTTGCCGAGCGCCTTGTCGATGGCGGGCGCGAGCTCGCCGGCCATCACCCCGCTGTCGAGCAGCAAGCGCATGGACGGCATGGCCTGCAGCGCTTCCGTGACGGCGGTGATGATGTCGTCCTGCGTCAACGGGCGCGCGTTGCCGGCGTTCGTGTTGGTGTCGTGTCGGCTGGTGTCGTCGGTGATGGTGTGGATGCGGGTGGTGCGGGTCACGTCCGCGTCCGTCTCCAGACGGAACGGGTTGTCCCCGGCCACGTGGTCGAACGCGCTGTAGGCTTGTCCGGCGAGGCTGGTGGCGGCTTTGCTGACGGTCTTGGTGGTGTCGATGATGCCGTTGGCCAGTCCCCGGCCGACCATGACGCCCACGGTGTCGCGCATGAGCTTGGACGGGCTTGCGATGCCGAAGAAGCTCTTGACCGCGCCCCATGCCGATTTGGCGAGGCCGACGATGGCGTCCTTGATCGCGCCGCCCGCGTTCATCAGGCCGTTCTTGATGCCTTCGATGACGTTGCGGCCGAGCCCGCCCCAGTCCACGTTGGTCAGCCCGTCCCAGATCGCCCTGATGATCTGCGGGATTGCGCCGATGAGTTGTGGTATGGCCTGGATGATGCCGACGACGAGCTTGCCGAGCAGGACGAGGCCGGTCTCGATGATCTGCGGCAGGTGCCGGCCGATGCCGTTGATGAACCCGCTGATGATCTGCGGCAACGCGGCCACGAGTTGGGGTATCGCGTCGATGATGCCGGTGATGAACTTCAGCAGCAGGTCCACGCCCGTGGTCAGGATCCGCAGCAGCATGCCGAGGATCCCGTCCGTGAAGCTGGTGATGATCCGTGGCAGCGCGGCGATGAGTTGGGGCAGGGCGTTGAGGATGCCTTCGACGAACTTCGCCAGCAGGTTCAACCCGGACTCGATGATCCTGGGCAGGTTGTCGATGATGCCCTGTACCAAGGTGACGATCATCTGCATCGCGACCGGCAGCAGGGTCGGCAACGCGTTGGCGATGCCGTCCACCAATGAGGTGAGGATGCCGGCGGCGACGGTGAGGATCTGCGGCAGGTTCTGGGTGATGCCCTGCAGCACCGAGGTCAGCAATGTCAGCCCGGATTGCATGAGCACGGGCAGCTGGGTGGTGACCCAGTTCTGGAACTCGGTGATGTATCCGGGCAGTTTGACGGTCAGGAACTCGGTGACGTGGGTCTGCAACTGGCCGCCGAGGCTTGTATTCAACGCGCCCAGTGCGACGACCAATGCGCCGATGATGGCGGCGATGCCGAAGTATTTCAGGAAGTTGGCCGGGTTGAAGAAGTTCAGGAACATGTTCCCGATGCCGCTCAATCCGGCCTGTATCGGTGCGGCCAGCGTTGAGCCGAAGCCTTGGAACGCGGTGCCGAACGCGCTTGTGACCGGTGAGAGGAACCCTCCCACGCGTCCCGCCAGCGCTTGGAACGGTGCGGCGAGTTTCGAGCCGATGCCGGTGACGCCCTGTTGCAGGGGCACGTAGACCTTGCTGTCGAACATGCCGACGAGCGTCGAGCCCACGTCGCCCAGTCCGCTTCTGACCCGGTTGGACATGAGACCGAATATGCCGCCGAAGTTCGCGTCCACGAGCCCCAAGGCGTTGCCCCACCGGGTGCCGAGGTCGGTGAAGATCCCGCCCGCGCCGGCGGCGATGCCCTTGAGCTTATCGAAGTCGCCCTTGACGGTGGAGACGAGCATGCCCGCGCCGTCGCCGGCGAGGGTGAACGCGTCGAGGATCTGCGGCGTGTACTGGCCGATCACGGTGAACCCGGCGAATGCGCCCACCAAGAGCCCGGCCTGTTCGGCGAGGTCCTTGACGGTGATGCTGCCGTCCGCCAACCCGTCGGCGAGTTTCTGGATCCATGGGGTGACGCGCTGCACCGCGCCGGCGAGCTTGGAGCCCAACTGGTCGGCGAGCGGCTGGATGGCGGTGCTCACCTTGTCGATGGCCGGCGTGAGCACGTTGAACACATCCCGCAGGGCGTTCAACGCGGGGGTCGCGGCCTTCTGGCCCAAGCGGCTGAGCGCGGCCTTGACGTTGGCGAGGGCGCCGCTGAAGGTCTCGCCGGCGGCCAAGGCGGCTCCGCCTAGGTAGGTGTCCATGGCGGTGGCGAACGTCTGGAAGTTGATCTTGCCTTCCGACACCATGTCGGACACGTCCTGGGTGGAGACGCCCAGCTGGTCGGAGAGGGCCTGGAGGACGGGCACGCCACGCGAGGTGAGCTGGAGCATGTCGTCGCCCTGGAGCTTGCCGCGAGCCATCACGGAGGTGAAGATCGCGCCCGCGTCGCTGAAGCCCATGCCAGCGATCTGCGCGGTGTCGCCCACGGTCTTCAGCACCTTGGTGAGCTGTTCGCCCGGTTTGATGCCGGACGCGACGGCGCTGGCGGCGACGGTGGCGGCCTCGTCGAGCCCGTACGCGGTGCCCTTGACGGCCGCGTTGGCGTTGGCCATGATCTCGGTGATGGTTTCGGCGCTGTGGCCGAGGCCCTTGAGTTTGGCTTGGGCGTTCTCGATGTTCAGGGCGCGGGCGAACCCGCCCTTGGCGGCGAGGGCGGTGATGCCGCCGCCGATCGTGCTCAGGGCGCCGAGGCCGAGTTTGCCGATGGTGGCGAAGCCCTTGCCGGACGCCTTGACGAGGCTGGTCGAGAGGTTGCCGCCGAGCTTCCGCCCGGCGGGCTTGAGGTCGATGCCGCCGAGTTCGGCGGCGATCCTGTTCTGCGCGCCCTTCAACGTGGGGACGATGTTCACCCATGCGGTCGCCAACGTGGCCATGTCGTCCCCATTCTTCGTTGAAAGGCGTGCTCTGTTCGGTTATGTGAAGGCCACGCGCGGCCGTCTGAGGTAGGCGCGCAGCTCCTGTTTGCCCATGCCGGTCAGTTCCGGGTCACGCCGTTTCGGCGGATTGTCGCCGGGTGCGGGCGTGGGTTTCGGCTTGCCGCGGTTGCGTTGCCCGTCCTTGGTCTTGGCCCACACGAGCCACCTGAGGCTGTACTCGATGCTTCTGAGCCACCAGTCGGCGGGCGTCCACGCGTTGCGTTCGTCCAACAGCGCGGCGAGCCGGCTGCCGGAGGGCGCGTTGGCGGCGATGAGCCACACGTCACGCCACGACAGCAGCGGGCCTCCGAGCCATCTGAGGCGCAGGCCCAATCGGATGAGCTCGTATTCGAGCGCGTCCCGATGATGGTCGATGAGCCATTGGACGGCGGCTAGTCTTTTGGGATGCCCGTCCACGCGGTGATGAACCCGTTCAACTGCTCGGGATGCAGCTGGTCGAGCAGCGGGTGTGCCTCCTCGGGGAAGAGCGTGTAGAAGCAGTCGATGTCGCCGCCCGTGATCGCCCTGAGGTCGCCGATGGTCAGCGCGTCGGGGCTCTTGACCTTGTAGCGGGTCTTCGAGCCGGGGAACTGCACCTCCACCGTCTCGTCGCCCTTGGGCTGGTAGTCGTTGATGATGATCGCCATGGTTGCCGTGTCCTTCCTGGCCATGCCGTGTCACTGCTTGGGTTGGAGTGGATCCGGTGGCGGCGGACACGGCATCGGCACCGCCACCGGACTGGGAACTGAATGAGCGGACGGGTCAGGCGGTCTTCGCCACGGTCGCCTTCGCCGTGGTGGTCCTGCGGCGGGTGGCGGCCTTGACGGCCGCCTTCGCCAAGGTGGGCGTCTCCTCGTCGGTCAGCGCTGCCGGCTCGTCGCCGGTGGTCTCCGGCGTATCGGCGGTGACGTAGGCGATGTACTCGTAGGCGGTGTTGCCGTTGGCGTCGGGGAACGCGTTGATGGTGGGCGTGTAGGTGATGGCCTCGCCGTCCGCGTAGGTCACGTCGTCCACGTCGCCCGTCTTGCCGACCGGCACGACGATGCGCTTGACCCTGTTGCCGGTCATCGCGAACTCGAACACGTACACCAGTTCGGGCGGCTCCGCGCTGTTGTGCCTGACCGTGATATGGTCCTTGCCGTCCACGGTCCTGGTCTCCACGTTGCCGGGCCCGTAGGTGACGGCCAAAGTCTCGGGCGTGGTCTCCAGCATGCCGAACTGGAAGCTCTCCGCCCGGCTTGTTGTCACGCTCAGTACGCGGTCGCCGCCGAACGCGTTGATGTCCTCGCTGTCGCGGTCGATGGTGTTCGTCACGCCATCCTCCGACAAATAGCCGAGGTCGTGGAACTTGTCGGACAGCGCGGTGGTGGCGTCGGTGGGCGGGGTGGCCTCGCCGACCTTGCCGTACCATGCGCCGCCCGCGTAGCGTCCGCCGTCGCCGTGGGGCTTGCCGACCGACACCATCTGAGCATTGGGCTTGCCCATAAGTGGAATCTCCTTACATGTGTTTGTGCACCGTCAGTTCGGCGGTGATCTGATAGCGGGGCGTGTCCCCGTCCAGCGGATAGTTGGTTGTCGATTCGATGGCGACTTTCGCCACCGCCGGGATCCGGGTCGCGCGTTCCAGCACGGTCTTCACCCGTTGGGCGAGGAACGACGCCTGGACACGGCTGGTGTCCCAGCATTGGACGGCGAGCATGGGACGGTCGGTGAACGGGGTCTCCGCGCCGCCCGTCCGCTCCACCGTCACGAACCGTTCCGGGCGCCGCGCCGGCACGTCCGTCGAGACCGGGATGCCCGCAAGCTCGGGCTGCCGGTTGAGGAACTGGACGAGCGTGGTTTCGACGTTCATGGTGGCTAGTCCCGTCCGGCGTCCAACGATTTCAGCAGGGTGTTGTGCTTCGCGTTCGACCGTCTCGCATGCCGTGTCGTCGCTCGCACCGCCCCGTGGGGCCGGTCGGTTCTGATGACGTCGCCCACGTAGCCCTTCGCGTTGTGCATACGGTTCGCCGCGGCCGCGACGGCCTCGGTGCGGCGCTCGATGTCGCCCCGTACACCATCGCTGTTGAGCACGTCCAATACACCGCTGCTATGCAGCCGGACTTTGACCTTGGCCATGGTTCAGCCTTCCGTGTAGGTGGCTTCGACGCTCATGTTCCAAGCGGTCGGCTTCATGCCACCGTCGAGCGGCAGCGGATGGCCGACCACGTGATACGGGTGCACCTCGTCGCCGCGCAGGACGATCCGGCATCCATCGAGTGGGCCGCCCGTGTAGTCGCGCGGGAACCGGAACACGGCGTCCACGCGCATCCCGTCCGGACGGTTCGAGTCGTTGGCGTCCGTGCCGTCGGGCGAGTCCACGAGCACGTTCGCGACCGTCTCGCGCAGCTCCTCGTAGACCGGGTTGTTGCCCTCGTCCACACCGGACTGGACGCGGCGGATCACGGTGATGGTCTCGCCCCTCACGAGCCGCCTCCGCTGATGAACTCGACCGGTGGCACCTTCCATCGGACGGCCTTCGGAATGACTTTCGGCGGCGCGCGGTTCCCGCTCATGTCGAGGTGGAACGCGCGCGCCCTGCCACGGCCCAGCCGGGCCTTCTCCGCCTTGGTCAGGTAGAGGTCGCCCATGGGATTCGAGTAGGTGAAGGATTCGCTGAAGCTTCCGGCGGTCTGCTGCGCGTTCGTCACGCCCAACCGCTCCTCGCCGACCGTCATTTTGCGGATGACCATCGCGCACGCGATCGACGCGAGCGTGCGGTCGGACGCCTGCGACCATCTGGGACACGTGTCCATGATGATCTGCGTGGCGTCCTCCAGCAGCACGGTCGCGGTCTCGCGCCCCGCCTCGGTCAATGCGTGCCAGCGTCGCTCCACGTCCCTGTAGGTGGCGAACGGTGTGAACTCGTCGGCCATACGCCGCCCTACTTGGCGATGACGCCGAACGCGCGCAATGCGGCGAACGCCTTGTTCACCGCCGTCACGATCGCCGCCGCATCGGCACCGGCCGCGAGGTCCGTGATGGCGGCGGCCGGCGCGGGCTTGCCGGAGATGTTCGCCCACGTGGGCGCGGCGGGGATGCTGGGCTTGCCGGTCAGGTCGCCGTACGCCCCGCTGAAGCTGGACGTGCCCGCCCCAATCGCGGTACGCGCCGCGGCGCCGGTCGATGCCTTCATCACCGCCTTGCCGATGGCGGATGCCCCGCCCAGCGTCTCCACGGTCACCGCGGCACCCGCGCCGGTGAACGGCGTACCGTCCGGGTTCACCAGCCGCACGGGCTCGGCGAGCACGGGCACGCCGCTCTCGCCGGTGTGGACCATGAGGGTCTTGACCGGGGTCACGCTCATCGCTTCACCGCCCGAGTGGTCTTGGCGCCGGCGGTCTTGAGCACGGCGATGGAGGTCGGGTCGATGATCGCGTAGGAGAACACGGCCTCGCTCCTGTAGGCGATCTGGTTGCTGCCGGCCAAGTCCACGCCGGTGTTGTCCGGATCGCCGTACGGGATGACCTCGGCCGTGATCGGACGCACCAGACGCCATTTGATCGTGCTGAAGTCGCCCATGAACGCGAGCACGTTCGTCGCGTCCGTGGCGTACTCGCCCTCGACGGTCACGCTCGTGCTGGCCTTGATCCCGTCCAAGGTGCCCGTGTTCAGGCTCAGCGGGATCTCCGGGAACAGGCGCCCGCCCGTGTTGGACACGCGCAGCTTGCGAAGCTCGTTCGCCAGAGTGCGGGACAGGGCGACGCCGGTGATGTTCGCGCGCAGCAGCCTGTCAGTCAGGGCATCGAGGTTGGCGAGCTGGTCGTCGGTGGCGGTCACCTGCACGCCCATGGCGGACAACGCCTCATAGCCGGCGAGTTTGTCGCCGGACGCGGGGTTGACCGCGTGGTAGATCACGTAGTCCAACGCCTCGCCCAACGCCGCGGCCTGATCGGCCTGGATCGCGTCGAGGATCTGCAGCTGGTTGTCCTCGTCCGCCCACTGCAACTGCTTGGAGACACGCGTGGTGCACTGCACCGTGAACCGCTTGCCTTCCTTCGGGGTGATCGTCTGCTCGTAGCCGCTTTTCTTCGCGCCCTCGGCCACGACCTCGGCGCGCGCCTTGCCGGTGAACACGTTGTACTTGTCGTCCATGAACCCGAGCCTGTCCGCCGGGCTCAGGGTGGCGATCGTGCTGGTGTCGTGCGCCTTGCCCACCACCGCGAGACTCACGGACGTGGGTAGCGTCACCTGATTGGTCTGCAAAACCATAAAAACCTTCCTCTAAAGATTCGATGCTTACTTGGTGCCGAACAGCTGCCTGAGCAGTCCCGCGTTCGGATTCGCCTGGGCCTGCGGCGTGCCGGCCGGATCCGCGACCTTCGCCGCAGACGGCTTCGCCTGCGCGGCCAGATACGACTTGATGGCCTGCGCATGCGCGTTGATCTCCTCGGCCGTGTTCCCGCGCAGCAGGTCCACCGGCACGCCCGTCTTCCTGGCGGCCTCGTCACGCCATGCGAGACGCTGCTGTGCGGTCTTCAGGTCGTCGAGCTCCCTCTCCGCGCGCTCGGCGCGCGCCTGAAGCTTCTGCGTCTCCGTGAGCCGGGACTCCTTCAACGCGGCCAGCTCGTCCGCCGCGCTCTTGTTCGCCTCGGCCCTGCCGCGCCACGACTTCACACGTTCGGCCTCGGCCTCATAACGCGCCTTCCAGTCGATCTCCTCAGGCGGCGAACCGGACTGTTCTCCGGTGTTCGGGGCGTTGTCTTCTTCGGCCATACGGCCTCCTTCCGCCCGAATCCGGGCATAAGAAAAGCCACCACGGACGGATTCGTGATGGCTGGATAAATCGGATGAGCCGGTTATTCTTCCGTGTCTCGTACGTCTTTGAAGTCGCGGTAGTACATGTTCTTGCCGAAGCCTTCAGGCATGAGCGGCGAGGCGTAGAGGCGTTCGAGCTTGCCGGTCTTCTTGTTCACGTACCACGCGCAGTCGTCGACGGGCTGGAGCATGCGGTCGATGGGCGGCACAAAGAAGTATTCGTCGTCCTCTCCGCCTTCCATGGCGGCTTCGATGCCCGTCGTCTTCTTGAAGATCATTCGCGCCTGATGGTAGCTGGTGACCTTATCGCTCATGCTTGTCCTCCTTGACTGGGTGACGTGGATTCGGCCCACTTGTCGTACTCGTCCTGATGCCGCCGCCACGAGGATTCGTCACGGTGGGTTCGTTGGAGTTTCCACTCGCTCCAGCTTCGCACGGTGTCGGGATCACCGACCCATGGCTTGGCGTAGGCGGGCGCGTCCGGGAAGCTCGGCCGGCCGCCTTCGAGCAGGCTGTCGGTGGGTTCCATGTCGTCCACGCGCAGGAACCTGAGCTGTCCTTCCTTGATGTCGTCGGGATAGTAGTCCGGGCTCCGTCCGTTCTGGTATCCGTATTTCGTGTAGTCGCCGGGCTGGTAGTCGTACATGCGCACGGATTTCCAGCCGCTGGGCATCTGGACGACTTCGGCGTTCCAGATGTGGGCGCTGCCGTTCTTCCACGGGCCGGCGACGAAGAAGCGGCTGCCGGGCGGGTATTCGCGCATGGCCCGGATCGTCGCGTTGTTCGTTTCCTTCCGGGTGAATTTGCGATGCTGCCCGTTCTTGTCCACCCACATGTCGGCGATGTTCCAGTAGTAGCCATCCGAGGAGCTTTTGTGGTTGCCGACGGCCTGCACGTCGTAGCCCCTGAGGCGTAGTTCGGCCGCTTGGACGACGCGCTGGCAGTTGATGCCCCATGGGTTCTTCGAGAAGTTCGGCCGGTACCCGTTGTCGAGCTTCTTCTTCACCCACATGTCCCATAGGGGGTTCACCTCGTCGTGGGTGATCTCCTTGAGGGACGTGCGTGGCTTCATGGTCTTGAACGCTCTGATCTTCTCGCCCGGCCCGCCCTTGCGCCTGCCGGGATCGTGGAGTTTGTGGCCTTGTCCCACTTTGTCGGGGTGCATGTGACGCATGAGGTACGCGAGCGAGTTCACGTTGTTCGGGTCATACGGCCCGTACACGCTTTGCCCGCGTTTCGGCTCCCGGTAGGGTGCGATGTTCGCGAGCCCGGCCTTGAGGTCGGCGGGCATGACGCCCGTCTCCAACGCGCGCCGCGCGGCCTCGTAGATGTTCAGGTATTCGTCCGGATCGTAGCCTTCGATCCGATTCGACCCTTTGCTCCATTCGGGGACAATCTCGCACCGGCAGTTGCCGCCGTGGAAGCTCGTGCCGAAGTCGGCCGTGTCCTCGCTGGCGTAGATGTAGCCGCGCGACGCGAGCATGATGCAGAACGCGCACGGCTGGCGTCCGTTCGGCACGCGCGCGTATCGGGGCCTGTGCGGGTCGCGGCGCGCGTTGCTTCTGATGGTCTGCCGGCCGGGGTTCCTGATCTCCCGATCCATGAGGTTGTTCAGGTAGCGTAGCAGCTCGTCCGGATTCGCCTTCTTGTCCGGACCGTCCCATAGGACGCCGGCCTTCCACCGGATGAGCTTCCTAACGGCCTCGTCCCTGTTCGGGTTCTCGACCTCGGCGGTGAACGCGTCGTCGAAGTGCTTCGCGTACACGTGCTCGTACCAGTCGGCCGCGGCGGTGCTGGACATGTCCGAGTACTTGCCGATGATCGCCGGCATCAAGTCAAGCAGTACGTCACGCTGCTTGGCGGCCGGGAGCCCCGCAATGTCCCACCACAGTTCGCCGAGGTCAAGCCTCGCGAGCCTGACCGCCTCCTGTTGGCTCGTCCTTAGCTGGTTCAGATCCTTGGTCGTCACCGGCATTGGCGCTCCTTAGGATCATGTCCAGCGCGTCCCGTCCACGGTCGCGCGACTGCTGCGACCGCAGGGAGCGGATCTCGTCGCCGTCCAAGCCGAGACGGTGCAACCCGACCTCGCTGGTCGCATAGGATTGGTTGACCTGGCTGATCTTCACGTACGCGTCCGCACGCGCCCCGTCGCTGATCTCCCGCGTCGGCGCCCACACCGGACGCACCTGTTTCAGCTCGTCCGGCGGTTCCGTGAGACCGTCGCGCAGGCATACGGCCATGCGGGCCAACCTGGTCAGCTGCATGCCGAAGAGACGGTTCTGCCGGTCGGCGCGGCGGGTGAGCTTGCGTTCGGCCGCGGCCATCGCCTCCGCCGAACTGGGATTGTCCAAGGTGATGCCGAGCGAATCCACGGGCAGGTCCGTGTCCGACGCGACCACCAGCGCGATGGTTTTCAGCATGTCCGAGTGGGGTTGCATCGACGCCTGACTGATCTGCTGCAACGAAGGCGAATCGCCGTCCTCGTCCTTGCTGATCGCATTGATCGAGCTCACGAGGCTGCTCCACGTGTCCGTGCTGAACGCGTCCTCGTCCATGCCGAGGAACCATAGCTTCGGCACCGCGTAGAACTCCGCGCTGGCCTCCATACGCACCAGCGTCCTGAAGCCCATGTCGGTCAACGCCATCACCGGCCGCGTGATCCGTGAGCAGCCCAACGGCTTCGACAATTGCGGGTCGCTGACCAACGGCACCACGGTCGGCTCAGGCCAGAAGGTCTCATACCGTTCCGCCGTCCAACCGCCATAACCGTCTCTGGTGACCTGATAGACCACGCCGGGAAGGAACACGTTGAACGCGGTGACACGACCCTTCGATGTCGCGTCGTTGATCGTCAACGCGGCGGCCAGCCGGTTGCGTCGGCCGTCCCAGAGGGCGGCGGACCATTCCGCCGAACGCGGCGTCACCAGCAGATCACCACTGTCAGGGTCACTGGTGAGGGTGAGGAACGCGCACCCATGCGTATACGCGGACACCACGGTCTGCGGTACCGCCAACTGGAGGGCGTTCATGTCGGTTAGCTCGTCAAGCCCGTACACGTCCTCGCCGTTGGGGTAGGTCCATCCGTCGAACACGGTCAGGTCGGCCAACGAGCGGACGGCCTTGGCGGGCCAGCCGATGCACGCGCTCACGTTCGCCTTGATCCGGTCCGGAATCGAGATGCCGAAGTCCTTGAACCCCTCCTTCGCCCCGTAATAGCCGGTACGGATCAGGTTCCTCGGATACCGCTGCCGCCACACCTTCATCAACGTCCTGATAAGGGGCATGTCGTCGTCGGCGGCGCCGGCGATGCGGGTGGCGCCGAACGAGGTGATGTCGAGCGGGCGCTTCAACGCGCTGGAGAAAATGCCCTCATCGGCCATAAGCCACCTCGCTATCTCATTACCTTCTGCCTGCGTCCCGGCTTGCGTCGTGTCGTCCACGCGCCCTGCGCGGCGACGGTCACGGCCACCAAGGGACTGATGTCGATGTCATTGCCCGTCTTGTTCCACCCGAACGCGCCGCTGCGCCCGATCGGCCGCGTGGTCACGTTCGCCACCGCCTTCGCCAACTGGGGCTGGTCCGCGTCGGGCAGATGACGCAGCATGCCGGCCTGTATCAGGTCGAGCATGCGTCCGCACGCCTGGCCCATCTCGTTGGCGGTCACGACCTTCACCGGCACATGCCGCGCCTTCAACTCGGGCAGCAGCACCATGGCCGGCGACTGCGCGTCGATCGCCACACACGCCGTACGCGACCACCGCGCCTTGATCCAATCCGCAGCCCACGCCACGCCATCGCGATGCGTGTCCCGGTACTCCGCCAACTCCACATGGGCCGAACCGTCCGCATACTTCATGCACGCGCCGACGGCCAATGCGCTGCGGTCGGGCGGCATGTCCAAACCGAACGACGTCACACCGCCATCCATGCGTTCCGCGACCTCGCCCTGCTTCCACAGTTCGGGGTCGATGACGCTCAGCGTGTTGGTCTCGTCCCAGATGCCCAAGCCCTCGCGCCGGAAACTGTCCTCGCCGAGGTTCTTCCTCATGCGCAGGATCGCCGACTCCGACGTACGCGCCGGATACGAGGGGTTCGCCTTGCGCCATTGGCCGCGGTCCTCGGGATTCGCGTCACGGTCGGCGCTGAACTCCACATACAACGTGTCGTCACTGTCGCCATGCAATGCGTCACGCCGACGCCCCGAGAACACCTCGCTTGGATCCGACGGTTTGGGCGGCGTACCCATGTAGATGATCAACGGGTTCCGGGCCGCGTTCGTGGCGGGGATCATGTCGTCCAACGCCCGCTCGCCCAAGATCTGCGCCTCGTCGAACACCTCGACGTCCACGTTGTCGAAACCACGACCGAACCCGTTCTCACGCGCACCGAACAGCACACGAGAACCGTTCGTGAACGCGATCTCCTGCTGCCCGTTCGCACGCCTCGGCTCGCCATCCACGTACCGGGCTATCGCCGGCTTCCTGGCCAGCGAGCACATGAACTTGAACGTCTCATCCGATGTGCGGCTGCGATGCGCCGTCCACAGGACCTTGAGCGGATAGTCGCTCAGGATGCATAGCATCACGATCATCGTGCCGATCGTGAACGTCTTGCCCACCTGACGGCAAATGCTGATGACCACGCCGCCGATGCCCGCCGCATACAGACCGTCCGTCTTCTTGCCCAGCATGCACCGGCCGAGGCCGTCCTGCCAGTCGTCGTACTCGATGCCGCACATGCGCGCCTGCGCCTTGACCTTCGGCCAGCCCGTCGAAACGATGCCACGCGGCAGCACCACGTGCCGGGCTACGTCAGACAGCCTCCTCGTCGAACCCGTCATCCTCGACCTCCACCGCAACCGACGGGGCCGAAGCACCGTCCTTGCCCTCCAACCGCTCGATTTCCCGACTCACCTCAAGCAGACGACGCGACAACGCCGCCAAGTCACGCGGCGGCGTATCCAGATCAAACACCGCTTGCTCAAGCCGCTTCAAGGTACGGCGCAACAGGGTCAGGTACTCGTCCATGAGATACCTCCGAACGGCATAGAAAAAGCGGGGATAACCCCTTGTCTGATGTTCCAGTCTTGAAAGCTGGTTGCACGGGATCCCCGCAGTATATGAGGCGGAAAGCACTCCTCTGGTTTCCGTATGTTATTTCAATACCCCGGAGGACCTTCCGCCCCATACGGTGAACGGCCCAGACGCCGGTGACATAACCCCGGTAGGAATCCGTCCAACTGGTTTCTCACTCCTTGAACCGGAAAGGGCTCGCATAGAGAAACCGGACATCTACGAGTATAAGCCCATGGCCGTTTTGGAAAAATCGGGGAGAGAGCGGCGCTATGACACAGGGGTGCGCCCCGCGCCGGCCGGTAGGATACCCTCCCCACGGTGCCGAGCGGCGTCGTCACCATGTCGAGGTGCGGAACGGCACCGAAGTCGCCTTGACGCCGTTCTCTCCTCGGACAGCTTGTCTGGCCCATTCGATGCTTTTGTTGCTTCTCAGCTCGTTGCACGCGCGATGCGACAGCTTGCAGTTCGCGAACTCGTACGGACTTCCACCCTTCGACACCGGTAGCAACTCGTCCACTTCCGCACTCCACGGATCACGTGCGGGCAACGTCTTGTCAACGGGCCTGCCGCAGATATGGCACGTATCGTAGGCGGCCAACACCCGTCTGCGCACGGCCCGTCTGCGAGCGCCGTTGGCGTACCGTGGGTTGCCGCGTGGCTTGGCCATAGGGTCTCCCGATAGAGGTGATGTACAAGATGAACCCCCACGGAGAAAGGAGGAAAGCCGTGGGGGTTGGATGGAGACCGTTGCGGTCTCAAGTCTTCGGTTGCCCCTCGTGCGATCGAGTAAACGGCAACAATACCATTTTCGGTGCGTTGCGGTTTTCCCGCAACTCGGCAAGAGACGGCCTAGACGATAACAGCGGTAACTGTGTTCAGCGTGATCGTGTTATCGGGACCCAGAATCCTAGACGATAAGTAATCCTGCGCTTTTCTCCGATTCAAGTAACTGGGTAACAGAGATAACAGGTCTCGGTGTACATTTGCGGGCTATATGTTGTCGGAAAGGACAGCGTTTCTTGCTACTTTGTTACCCCTGCCTATCAACGACCGTCGCCGGATCAATGAAATGACCCGCACAATGGCGGGCCATTTCATCAATCATGCGGCTTGCTCCAGAGGTATCGGCTCCTGCGTCTTGGAACCATCTGCTGGAGCAAGTGCTCTATCTCGGGCGGCCCCTACAGCATCCGCGACATCTCCGAGACGTTCTGGCCAAAGGGCGGCATAAACGTCCAGCGTCATTGCGGCAGTAGCGTGGCCGAGTTGCTTTTGCAACGTCTTGACATCAGCTCCATTCGCGATTGCTATCGATGCATAGGTGTGACGCAACGAATGAGGCGTAATACCGTTACCTTCCATGCCAGCGTTCTTCACGGCACGGTTGAAAACACGAGTGCGCCATGTCCTCACATAGAGAGGCCCACCCTGCTTGCCACGGAACACGTAATCATTCTCCGAAAGACCAGATATGTATTGCCGCAGTGCATGGCACAGAAATGTAGGCATGGCAATGGTTCGCGGAGTGCCGTTCTTAGGTGGCCCCAATGTGACATTGCCATTTTTATCATCAGTCCAAGTTCTGCGGATTCTTGCTCGGCACCGATCCAAATCGAGATCTCTGACCGTCAACGCCAAAGCTTCGCCTATACGTACGCCGGTGTATGCAAGGAACCTTACGAGCAGTGCATGGGTATTCGTCGTATCGTCGGGCCATGTTAAGACGCCATTGACAGTTTTGGCATGCTTTCCGTATCTTCCGGCCTGTGTAGCGAGTTGCTCGACCTCGGCAATGGTCAAAAACACTTTGTCATCCTGCGTGACGATTTTCGGCGTGGTTACCTTGTCGATGACATTTTCGACGAGATAGTCCTGCTTGACCGCGTAATCCAGAACGCTGTACATAGCCACGCGAACGATGTTCTTGATGCTGGAAGGCGATAAAGGCTTCGGCTTGCGCATGACACCATTCTTGTCCACGGGAAGTTCCGCCTTGTAATCGCCGGTGGTAAGGTCGTTGACCCAGCTTTGCACATCCTTGGCCGTAATGCCAGAGAGCAGGACGTCGCCCCACCGCGGGTAAACATACACTCGCATATCTCGGGAGTACCGTCCGAGAGTGGCCTCTTTGACATCAAGCTTGGATTTCAGCCATTCCTCGGCTACCACACGAAATGCCTTGTGTCCAGCGTTCGGATCCCGATAACGTCCCGCACGGATGTCATCCTCCATTGCGGCCTTGAAACTCTCCGCATCGGAAAGCTTGTCAAAGTGCCTGCTCTTCTGCTGGGTCTTACCATCATCGCTGGCAACATACCAACGGACTCGCCAGCGCTTGCCCTTGCCGTAGATACTGGTGCGCCATTTTTCCGGCACGCGAGCTTTAAAAGGATCTTTGGCGTTGGCGAGAGAACGCTTCGCGGCGCTACTCGGTGCAGTGTCATCGTCGGCAGTGCGAAGCCAACGATCATCGATGATTACACGCGCCATCGTTGCTCATCTCCTTTCATTTGGTGTCAGTAGTGGGGTACGAGGCGGCATTTCCATGGATTGGCTTCGAGGATTCGCTGGACCTCTACGATGACGGCTCTTGTCACGCAGAGTTCGTTGGCGATCATGCAGGGGTCGGGTCCGTAGACCTGTTCGGCCTGCGCGTAATCCCGGAGATCCACGATGCGCTCGGCCGTCTCCTTGATGGTCAGATTCTCTTCGTTCCTGGCGGTCATCCACAGGTTCATTCCGGCATTGAAATGCTCCGCGTGGATGATCTCGTGCAACAGTGCGACTCGTTTCTGGTTATCGTTCAGCCTCCCGTCGATGGTGATGCGATGCTTCAGGTGGTCATAGCGCCCTAGGTGGTCATCGTTGATTGTCCCCTCCACCACTTGCAGGCCCATGTTGCGGGCCACCAGTAGCAGATCGCTGTAGGTGTTCTTCAAGCTGTACCCTTCACTTCTGGTCAGTCTGTAGGTGTTTCCATCTCTCTGTATTTGTCGCTGTCGCGGTAGGCGGCGGTGGTGTACCCGTACTGCTGCTGTTGTTGCTGGTTGAGCAGGGCGATGCGGGTCAGTTGCTCCAACGTGGAGCGTTGCTTGTTCCTGAGTTCGGTCTCGTATACTCCCATCTCGTCGTTGACGCGTTCGTGCGCGCGGGACACGATGACCCTGAGTTCGACGCCGATGCACAGACAGACCTTCTCGGCGACCTCCATGGGGATGGAGGGTTTGGCGTTCAGCCAGTTCGCCATGGATGACCTGGCATGTCCGAGCTGGTCGGCGATCTGCGCCTGCGAGAAGCCGCGGGAACGGATGGCGCCTTTGAGTTCGGCGCCGAGGTACTTGGCGAACAGTTGCGCTCTAGTGTCGATTTCATTAGCCATGCCACCACTATAGCATGTATTTCTACTAACGCAATTAGTCATATCAAGTCATTTTTGGGTTGCAGGTTCGCTGGAAAGCAAATAGCATTAGCCACATGACCAACAAACAGTCCATGGCGGACAGATGGATCGGGGCAACGGTGTCCCGGTTGTTGAAGGAAGACGGCTACAAGTACTCGGACATGGCACGCCGCATGCGCATGCCGTACAGCACGTTCAGCGCGAAGCGGCACGGGCGTTCCCCGTTCTCGTTCCCTGAGATCTACGCGATCTGCTTGATCACCGGACGCGACCCGGCGGAATTCGTCCCGCCCGAGTCGCATCTGCGTCTTCTGCCCAAGCACCCCGGCAAATAAGCCACCAAGGAAAGGAAGAAGGAATGAAGGACGATCCGATTCTCGGAGAAGAGACCATCAAAAGGAAGCGAGCCGCAATCAGCCAGTTTCTGCCGTTGCTCAATGCCGCTTCGGGCGACTGCCGACCGTATGTGGTGGAAGTCACCGCACGCCGTATCGGCGGGAAACCGCGTTCGTTCGGCTCGATCACGCTTGCCCCCGGCATGGGATCCATCAAGGGGAACATCCGCGCGCACGAGCTGGAGGTCGGCTTCGTCGGCATGGCACTCAGCCTGTACGGCGATGTACTCGTGACCACCGGCGCCCGGCTACTGAATGTCTCCGACAACCAGTCCGCATGCTCTTACACAGTGCAGGAGCATGACAAGAGCACTCCTGTGAGCTTCTAGGTGAAAACATGCAGGCGCAAACAGAAGACCCCGAACTGTTCCACTCATTGAGGGACACGCTCAAGCCCATGAACACCACCAAAGATGTGGCCGGCATCGGCATAGCTGAAGGCACATTGGCCTACTGGCGATCAACGGGTATCGGCCCCAAGTTCGTCAAGGTCGGCCGCACCGTCCTCTACCCGAGAGAGACACTGATCGCCTATTTCCGAGATCACGTCTATCAATCCACCAGCGAGGTGACCAACTCATGCCCAGAAGTCTGAAGACGGCTCGGCGTGCAGGAGCGGCGATGGAGTCGCGGACGGTGGACTACCTGCGTTGGGCGCTGGATGACGATCGGATCGAACGCCGGCATCTTAACGGGGCCAAGGATCGCGGAGACATCGCAGGCGTACGCTTCCTTGACCACCGGGTGGTCGTGGAATGCAAGAACACTGCCCAGATGAACGTCTCCCAACACCTGCGGGAAGCGGAGATCGAGCGGGGCAATGACGACGCGCTGATCGGCGTGGTTGTCCAGAAGCGTCCCGGCATCGGCATCGACTCCCGAGACGGTCAGGCCAGACAGCTCGTACTTATGACCTTGGAATCGTTCGCGCTCATGCTCAATGACGGGCTCCCGCTCGGCCCAGACGCGGAGGCGGCGACATGCTGATCCGCAGATACCTGCCGCGATGCCGCACATGCGGCGTGCTCTCCAAGCCGGCGAGCGCGGACGCCGCCTATGAGATGGGACGCCGGCACGGCAAGGACAAGCCCGGCCACACGGTCGGGGTGATTCCCATCAAAGTCGAGGAAAGGAAACGACCATGAACAATAACGCGACGACCGCCGGAAACCCTGACGGCGAGGCGAAGTGGGAGACGTTGCAGGCTCAGGCCGCGCGCATCGCGTCCCTTCAGGTGGACATCAAGCGCGCGCAGGACGAGATCGACCGGCTCAAGGCGCAGATCCTTGAGAACTGGCCCGTCGGCTCGTACGAGGCAGGCGATCTGAAGGTGCAGGTCAAGGCCGGCAGCCAGCGGCTGGACGCAAAACGGTTCGCGCAGGCCTATCCGGCGGCCAGCAACCCGAAGCTGTACAAGGTCGCGCCGGACGTGTCGGCTGCACGCCGCGCATTGGGCGAGGACGCGCTCGCCGACCTGATGCGTCGCGACAAGGCCTCGGTGGTGGTCAAATGAGCGCCGTCGATGTGATGGCCGTGCTCGCCACCGCCTCAAACACGGATCCGGCGACGGTGACACCGCCGAAGCCGGCTGTCGAACCGCAGGTCTCACCGTATGAGAAGCTGCGCGTGGAGCCGACGCTGTGGCCGCAGATCCGGGAGATCATCGAGTCGAGCATCGCGAACGCGCCACGCGAACGGCAGAAGGCCATCGGCCCCAGCGAGCTGGGAACAGACTGTCTGCATTGCTTGGCCGCGAAGCTGGCTGGATGGCCGAAACGCAAGGGCGTGGCATGGCTACCGTTCATCGGCACATGCGTGCACGAGCATTTCGAGCGCATGTTCTCCGACCTGAACCCGCAGGGATTCGACGAGAACGTGAGGAACCGCCCGTACGAGACGGAGATGCGGGTCACGGTCGGCTCGCTCCACGGCATCACGGACGGCTACGAGGTCAAAGGATCCATCGACCTGTACGACCGGAGATCGGCCAGCACGGTGGACTGGAAGATCGTGGGCGCGACCACCCTCAAGGACGTGAAGGTCCACGGCCCCTCCCAGACCTACATGGTGCAGGCCAGCCTCTACGGCATCGGATTGAGGAACGCGGGCGAGCAGGTGGAACGCAACTGCATCTTCTTCCTGCCGCGCAACGGCATCAGCCTCAACGACGCTCTGCCCGTGGAGATGCGCTTCGACGAACGGCCCGGCCTGTGGGCGCTGGCACGAGCCCAGCTTCTGGTCACGTTCCTGGACTTGATCGAACAGACGGACGGCATCGAGATGCGCGACGCATGGATCCGGCTCCTGCCGGCATCGGCCACGCACTGCTTCGACTGCGGCTCATGGCCCGACGACCGGAACCGCACAATCCCCGAACTGCGCAAGCCCGACACCGTACAGGTTCCCGACACATGGCAACGACTCATCCCGCTGCTGCAACCCACCTACCAACCCAACCAGCAATCCACCTGTCAACAGCTAACCAAATAACCAAGGAGCAACACTATGTTCGCGCAACCCAACCAGACCAACGCCAACACCCAGCAGACGATCACCCTGCCCACGCTCGCGCAGGTCATGGCCGGCGGCACCCCGTCGTTCTTCCAGCGAGAGGATCCCATCGGCACATCCGTGACCGGCACCGTCGAAAGCATCGAGGCGCAACAGCAAAGGGACATGGACACGCAGGAACCGAAATGGTTCGACAACGGCCAGCCCATGATGCAGGTCGTCATCCACGTCGCCACCAACCTGCGCGACAACACCATCCCCGGTGACGACGGCGTGCGCGCCGTCTACGTCAAAGGCAAGAACCTCGGCACGCTTCGTCAGGCATCACGCATCGTCGGCCGCGATTTCCCGCATGTAGGAGACGGGTTCACCGCCACCTACACCGCCAATGGCGAAGCCAAGAAGCGCGGCTGGAACCCGCCCAAGCTCTACAGCTACGAGATCGTGCCCAACCAGACACAGGTCACCCAAGCCATGAACACCATGCCCCAGCAGACCGCCACGCCGGCAACCCAGCCGGCGCAACGACCGGTAGCGCAACAACCTACGTTCCAGCAGCCGCAGGCCTCCCGGACAGGAGTTTATCCCCAAAACGGTTACGTACAACCAAACATTCAACCGCAACTGAACGTACAGCAAATTCAGGCGTTGGCGGCCGCCGGCAACACAGCCGAGCAGATCGCCGGCATGCTGAACATCCCAGTCGCTCAGATCGCACAGGTACTTCAGCAATACGTTCCTGTCGAGTCCGGCGACGATCCCGAGTTCTAGTCCGGATAGCCCGGACGGTATCCACGCCGGCACCGTTGTGCGAGACGACGGCGGGCACCACGAAACATGCAGACCAACGAAGGATGAGAAGACATGGACGAGTTGACCAAGATCATGGTGGATCCGGTGGAGGTGCCATACCGCCACCAGTGCTCGGTCGTGCCCAACGGACCGGACAATGTGCAACAGGTGCTTGTAGGCATGCGCCTTGCCGATCCCACGTTCGGATACGGTCATGCGTTCTATGACCGTCTGGGTCGGAGCGTGTGCGTTCCTCGAACAACGAACAATGCAAAGTTCTTCGACGACGGTTATGCGAAGGCGCTGTGGGACTACCGCATCGGCAGCATGCTGATCGGTGAGGATAACGAGACCCTGTACGTACGCGACGTGGATGAAAGCGGCGAGAACAGGCTACTCAGCTCATGGCACTCCATCGCGGACATCGAAGAGGAATACCACATCACTGGTCAGAAGAACGTGTATCTGGCCTGGAATCTTCAGATGAAGGTCGAGTGCCGCAAGCTCCCTCGCCGCATATTGCGTGGAGTGAAGTTCTCGAACGTCGCCTTTTACCGTGTGGATGGGCACGTACGACGCATCGAATCCGACGACCCACTGTTTGCTAACTCATATGAGGTGACGCTGGACACACCATATGACGACGAACTGGTGGCACAGGCGGGGCGACTGCTTCGCTTCGTGACGGAGGATGACCACAGCGCCGAGAATCTGGGACGCCTGTTCGCGGCTCCACTGTTGCAACCGTATCTTCATCTGTTCTGGGTGATCTACGGCGGAGGCGGCAACGGTAAAGGCATTCTGCTCGGCTCTCTGCGTAAGTCGTTCCCCCGTCTGGCCACCCCGGTAAATGCTACGGCATTACTGAGCAGAGGCGGGGGCAACCCGTTCTCCAACGAGCAGGAAACCCTGAAGCTCATTGGACGCCTCTGGGTATTTGACGAGGACGCCGACACCATCAGCGTGGAACAGACCACGTTGCTCAAGAAGATCAGCACGGGCGACATGCTGGTCGGCCGGCGTATACGTGAGAACGGTATCAGCTTCCGCAACCGGGCGACACTGGCAATAGCCTCCAACAATCCGGTAATCCTCCAATCCACCGAAGCATTGAATCGCCGTCGAGTGTTCGTGCGGATGCGTGACGGACGGAAAGAGAAGGAGTTTAAAGAGCTTCTGTCGTTCCGTGACCGCTATGGTGCGATACCGTTCCTCATGGCCTCATGCAGGTTGTGGGAAGTCAGAGGCGATAAGCCTTGGAACGATGTTTCCATTGGTTCGGCGGAGAGCCTTGACGATGCACAGCAGTGGATCGTCGATCAGATCGTCTCCAACGGCTATGCGGTCAGTCAGGACAACCCTTATAAGGAATCCCGTTCAGGCCATATGAACACCGTCTCGAAGCTAGGGCTGTTGTCCAAATGCAAGAAGATCGACGGCAAAGTCGTTCGCGTACTCGTAGTCAAGGATGAACGCACGTTCGCCCCATTCCGCAAGGAAAGCGCCGCAAGTATTCAAGATGCGCTCGCAGAAGCCGAATCGACGCCAGTACCCGCTCTTCCCTCGCCACGCGAGGATAACCCGGTTCCCACGCCGGACGATTACGGATTCCCCGTCACGTTCGGCACGGTCAGCGAAGGTAAGAAGTCGTTTGATTGGGCAAAGAACAGGACTCTACCCGTCGGGCGACGTCCTCCTTCCAGCGCTTCGGCTTATGCAGTGGTTCCGGCTGCAGGCATGGCAATCATCGACTTGGACGTGGCTAAGGATCCGCTTACCGGTGAGGTATTGAAGGATGCGCCGACCGGGTGGGATGTGTTCAACCGGGAAATCGGAGTATATGGCTCTCCTGATTTCCCGAAGACCTATCTGGTCGGCACGCCTACCGGACGGGCGAATGGTATCGCCTCGGCACACGCCTACTACCTGATTCCCGATTCACTGCGTGGATTGCTGAAGAACTCCGTGCACGAAGACGGCGTACCTGTTGACATCCGATGCGAAGGCAAAGGGTATGTTGTCGGCGCAGGAAGCCATATCGGCAATGGCAATTATCTGCTACTTGACGTACCGGATGGCAATCCGCCCGTCATGTCACCAAGGATGGTTTCCTGGCTGGAATCGCACAACTACACGACCGGCATTGCCCCACAACAGGTGGCGAGCGCCTGTTCGCAAAGGACCCCGTCACTTAGCGAGGTCATGGAACGTCCGATATCGATCGGCAAGCCAGCCAACGGCCGGCCTGACATGACACCTATTGCGGAGGGGTCTCGGAACAACGACCTTCACGCCTGGGCCTACGGACGACTGAGTAATCATCCGGAGAACAGGACTGCTATCGAGCATGACCTGTACGAGCGCGGCCGAGCAAGCGGTCTGACGGATGGAGAGCTGTCAACCATCTGGAAATCAATCATCCGGGCGACAGGAGGTGCGGCATGAGTCGAAGGAAACCACCATGGCTGAGGATCCTGTGTCCTGACACATGCAATACCGCTCATCTGGTGCCACGCAGATGCGGAGGGTGCCGTGAATGGACGGCAGTTTACACGGGAGGCAACGTCGAAGAAGTCTACGATCCGGGCATCCTGATGTCCGGGCGGGACGTAACCACCGCATTGTTGCTCGAACGACGTCTGACTCGCATCGTCCTGATCGGCAACAGCGGATTGTTTCACCTTCAGGACGTATGTGGAGCGAGAGGAATCCAAACCGACGGATGGTATCTCGCAGAACATGTTTGCCACACAACACCGGTGAGCAATAAGCCGTTCCGACTGCCGCGCCGCCCAAGGGAACGGCCATGGGGCGACGACATCGCATTCACAGAAGAGGAAACCAAAGAATTTGAGCGGATATGGAGGAATCCATCATGGGCATGACCAAGGGCAAGCCCCGACTGCAACGGCACTCACCGCCAAAGCTGAAGCGTAAGACGCACAGACTGGCACGACTTGTTCCCGCAGTGCTACGTGCCACGCAATACCCCAGCAATATGGCGGGCTTCGGCACCGCCGCAGGCTATTACCGCGTGTGTTCATGCGGATACGAGACCAGAAACAAAGAAATCTTCGCCCACCATCTGGAGGTTGAACGACTTATGTCCGATGTGTTGTCATTCTTGGACGGCCCCAATCCGAGCAACGCGATGAAGCATCGCCTGACCGCCACAGCCAAGCATGGGAAGATCCTGATCTGCTCGTGCGGCCGCGATTACCGCTCGCTGACGGCGATGCAGGAGCATATCCGCTACGTGAGCGAAAGGCCCGACGATGAACGCTTCATCGGCTGAACATCTGACAATCACCGAATACTCGGCCCGAGGCTTCCATTACTACTGCTCGTGTGGATACGAGACCAATTCGGTGGAACGATTGCGAGCGCACGCCTCAGATCCGCACGACGTCATGCGAGAGAAGGAATGATCGTTATGAGAGGACACTGTTCGCGGCTTGATGGCAACCGTGCCGTTGAAGCTCACCACCTCTGCACTGAATGCGAAAAGCTTATGGTGACAACGGTTCGGGACATTGGCAACGGGTATACGGCGTTGTTGCTCGTTGCGACGAAGCAAGCCTCCGTTCACATGGAAGGCGGTGTCCGTGCGCAGGCATCCGAAGCCTCTTTGCCGATCAGAACCGGCGCATGGGAATTGTGCTGCGAAGCTGAGCGACAGATGCGATTAGCGGCCATGGCCGTGGGGTGGAAGCATGCCTCGGACGAAAAGACAACCGTACCGGCAATGTGTCATGCAGTACTCGAACGCATCGAACGACTGTTCCATAGCGCAGATGCCGGCGCATGGCTCGCTGAATTCTCCGACGTCAGCAACCGGATGCTCGCCATGCTGGAGCCGCCAGAACCGCAAGTGGCGTTCGGCGTATGCCCGGAGTGCGGCGGCGTGGTATGGGGCGAGCCTGATGCCAACTACGGCGATTGCGTGCAATGCGAAGCCCACGTCCACCGACGTATGGTGGCCGACCGACTACTCGCCAAGCTATCCGTCTCCACGATGGAGGGCACTCCGACCGAACTGAGTAATGAATGCGCCAGAGCGGGAATACGGATTCCGGCAAGCACTATCCGCTCATGGATCCAACGGGGTCACATTCATCCAAATGAGGATGGACGTATACCTCTCAGCGCAATCATTCCTCTGCTCAAACAGCGTGCCAAATATGGATTGAAATAAGAAAAAGCCCGCCTCCCAAATTGGGAAGCGGGCTTACTTGTGGGCTCGAAGAGATTCGAACTCTCGACCTTTCGCTCCGGAGGCGAACGCTCTATCCAGCTGAGCTACGAACCCAAGCGCGCAAATTATACCACCACATCCACCCGAGATTCCATCTTCACCAACTTCACGGTTGAGAGGTAGCCGAACCCGGAAGTCCGAGGTAATTCCGCCATCGTGTCTAATCGTGTCTGGCGGGATTTTTGCCTAATCTTCAGTTATCCCACTCTCTAAGCGAGAGTAGGGCTGAGCCCCCATCCCAGCGGAAGTGCTACCGGAACCTTCTGTTCCGGAGACAGACGCTCTATCCACTGAGCTACGGACCCATGCACCACACACGGAACACGCTCCGAGTGCAACGCAACTCCCCTACTGTACACCACCTCCGCGCCCGGCGCACCTCACTTCGGACCTTTCTGCGTTATAAGGGGTACATTTCGCCCATCGCGGACATCTATCTCGCTTACGAGGGGTACCTGCCCGGAGTAATAGGACATGAAAACGGCTGA